TTCAATTCCTTTTCCTACCATCAACGCAGCGGCACCAAAGGCGAGCATCCCCCAGGCGCCAACGGTCATGGATGCGCCCATAGTACCAGCCGCTGCGCCTAGGCCTGGAATCAGTCCGATTAGACCCATTATCAATGGGGGAAGTACAGCAAGCGCGACCTTGACACCTACAAATATAGCAATTGCGGACTTCCAGTGTTCCATCATCCATATAAGGAGTTTGCCGATATTCTTAAATAACGGAACCAATCCTTTAAAAATCGGGATTAACTCAACAGCACCATCCTTAAACCCCTCAATGGCATCCTTATTTTCTAGCCAAGCAGTAAGTGTCTTGTCCAAACTATCAATGAGAGGCATAAAAACGGGAATAAGCCTCATTACAAGAGCCAGTAGCTTTTCTTTAATGCTCGCAACGTTTTTTGCTCTTTCTGCCATTTCCTCGTAATCTTGGGCTGTTTTTCCAATCTCGCCGCCTAGGCCTTCCATATCGCCGCGCATTACTGCTGCCAAATCTCCTACACTATCAAGTCCGAGCGATTCAGTGAAAAACTTTCGTTGATAATAAGACATACTATCAAATGACAATCCCGCATCCAAAATTGAACTGCGAATTTGATCAAATCTTGCGGCCGGGTCTGTTTCCATTAAGAGATCCATGGCGTTCACAGCATTCATCCCCAATGCGGCATTTAGCTTTCCGGCTTGTTCGGCGGCGCCTTCAAACGTATCGAATTTATCCGTCATGTTCAATAGCTTTTGCATTTCTAAACCGGTGATCTTTGAAACTCTCGCTAAGTCTTTAAATGCACGGGTGCCATTCTCCCCTAACTTTGCTAGTGAGCCCCCCATCGCCCCATATTGTTCAATTAGTTGTGCCGGCGCCACACCAATATCTCTAGCATAGCCTTCAAGTTCAATTAATGTTTTTGCTGCTTCAGTTCCGCTTTGGCCAAATGCCACTGCTGCGGTTTGCATCCCTTTAGCGGCAGATTCTGCGGATACACCTATGTTATTAAGAGTGGCTACGGTATCGCCAATCTCTTTGCGCGCTGTCTTACTGATCATTGTAAAATCAGTATAGGTGCCATACAGCGCTGTCCACGCTTCTTGGTTCTGCGCAAGAGTAACTGTATTTTCTCGTGTGCGCTCGTACCCCCTTGTCATTTCTCGGGCCATATCTTGAGATGCGCCAGTAGTTCGTTGGAATGCGGTTTCTGATTCGTTCAGTGCAAACATTAAGTTAAGAAAGGTGTTGGCCAAACTAACAACGGCTGTTCGCACACCAGTTCTTAACATCTCGCTAAATCCTAGGAAATTCGACTTTAATAATTTTATCTTTTCTTCTTGCGTAACCTCAGAATCCCCAAGTGTCTTAAATGTGTCTTTAATGCCCTGCATCGAGGGAATCAAGCTATGAAAAACCTTTCCGAATTTCACCATATTGTCGACATTAAATATTGGATTCGTCCCATATACGGACAGGAGCGCTCCGAATGCGTTCCCTAATTCTTGGCCGGCTGTGACTGAATCTTGCAAAGATATTTTGTATCTATTTTGTCTCTCGTTTATTACCTTTTGTTGAGTGGCTAGCTTGGATACTACTCTTAATCTGGATAAATCCCCCTCATTAATTTCATCCGAGTCCCTGATAGTGGCCTCCAGATGCAGTTTTTCATCCGCATAAACCTTGGCTTGCTGCTTTCCCACAAGCCATCTTGAATGAGCGCTATTTTTTAACTCTTTATAATTATCTAGAAGCGTCTTGGACTGCTCTAAGTGTTCTTTGAGGGTATCGGCGCTTCTCGTCAAGATATTGAGGTGGTTCTGGGCCGATTCCAATTCCAGTTGTTTATTTTTTTTGGCTTCGCCGCTGAGGCTTGCGATTTCTCTTTCGAGATCTCGAATCTGCCTCAGCAATCTGATTCTTTTTTCTGCGGCGGTTTCTTCGGTTTCTTCTGCCATTGATAGTTCCTCGCTCTATAAACTACAAGCTAGCAACATTAAATAGTTTGAGGCAAAAAAAGACGGGGCTTAAGAGCCCCGTTTGTTTATGTTACCTGGATGTTGTGGTACAGCCGGCTGGTTTTGCGATGTTAATGTTTGTGTGCGAGGACCGCCACCTTGGGCGGATTCAATTGCTGATTTTTCTGCTTCAAGTTGCTGCACTAATCGCTCGACAAACCACCTACGCAAGCCGACTGGCAAATTATAAGCTTCTGAGAATGACCAGCCGCCCGAATATTTTAGAAAGAAGAACTGTTCGTAAATGTTCTCCATATAGTTATCGGTCAGGCCAAAAAAAGTCCGCGTTAAGCGGCACCTCCATTTCCTGTTCGTGGCCGCATTCCTCACACACAAAAGTTTGTGTTAAGTCTATATTGGGGGCTGCGGCGCGATAACAAGCTCTTAAGTGCCGGGAATCCATCGATGGCATGTTGTCAATGACATATTGCAATGTTTCCCGAGAATCATCGCCATTAACAGCAACGAGAATGTTTAATAACTGCGTTGTAATTGTTTTTTCGAACGCCACATTTCTAGATGCTTTGGTATTGAGGAGTCTTTTTTCATCGGCCCCTATTAATAATCTAAACGTAACATTCGTTTGTAATCTCGGAAGTACAACATCAAACGTTCCATCACTATTATCTGTAACATCAAGAATACTAATCTCTTCTCCGCGATAAATGGTACTATCGTTCAAATCAAAATTATATTCTTCAGTGGCTGCGCAAGCTGGACACGTTACTTTTGTGTTGTAATCGTTTCCATAACCAGAAACGCGCGTTGCGATAATTAATGCGTTCTTGTCTCCGATCAATAAAGTATCAGTGTTGATCGTCTTGTCAACAATCAAACTTTGAACTACGCGATCTAGCGCAATGCCCTTTTTAAGAAGAGTCCTCGATGTGAGCATATCTTCTTCTTTGGCTGTCATCTGCTTAATCTCGATACTCTCTTGATTATGCAGTGGGTGGCCTTCTGGATAATACCTACCCTGAGAAGGTAAATCTACAAACTCAGTGGGGACAACAAACGAAAATCCAGAATTCTCTTGTTGTTGTAATACTTGTGGAGGGGGGTTGGTATCTTCAGGTTTTTGTGTAATATCCCCTACACGTCCTTTATTTCTCGACAATGTACACCTCTATTTATTAAACATTAAAGAAAGAACTTCCTTCGTTTGAGACTGCCTTGGAGGGGTGGGTAGTTTCAACACGGGCCCAATCGTACTTCAAGGTAAGAGTCAGTTCAGTCAAGTCGTCTTCGCCATATCCCAGATCGCCATACTTAACTTCTGTAATAAAAGCGTTCCAAAGCGTCCAGGTTTCAAGTGGCTTTCCGTCATGGTCGATTTGTGTGATAATGACGGAGCCCAATGCACCTGCCGACTTAGCCTTTGACATAGTTGTTAAAGTATTCTGATCAGTAGGTGGAGTATAACCCGATTCTACTACAATAGCGGAAAGGGTTGCTGTCATATCTGGATCGACCGGATCTACAAGTGTCATCGAAACGTCTTGCCAAGTAACAGATCCAGGATAATAAAACGTATGGTTTAAATACTTGTGTTCTGCTGCAGCAATTTGAAATGCGGGCTTGGAAACTGTCTTCGCCCACCACAGTGTTGCACCAGGAGCATCGATCCCCTGAATCTCCACTGTAAATCTAAATTTTCTCTTGGGATCATGGAGGGTCTTATCTTCTCCAAAGTTGGTTGACCAGAATGGCATAATTTAATAACTCCTCTTTCTTCTACAATTAAATAGTGGGTGGGAGAAAAATCTCCCACATCTTTTAGTCATCGAACGATGCTCCCGTAGAAGCAATCACAAAGTCAATTGCGATATATTCGATTGCTCGGGCAGGTTTAATCATAATCTTGGCATACATGATGTTCTGGTCGATAAGGTCCGGAGTCGTTGTAGACTCATCCAAAATCAATCGGTAATCAGTAATACCAAAGTTAGTCTTAACGTTCGCAAGGAACGGTTCTACCAAAGACTTAAATCTATTCCACGTCGCTTGAACGTTTTGTTCGAACAAGATTTGAGTGGAAAGAATGGAAATTTGCTTCTTAAGGTAAATCACCAGTCTGCGAACATTGATTCTATCAAGAGCGGATTGACCTTCTTGAAGAGTCTTCTGTCCAAAGACCACGATTCCTGTGTTGGGGAAGGAAGCAATGGGGTTGATTCTTGCGTCATAGAGAGTGTCTCTATCCTTGGAGGTTAATCTTTCGGTCACTGCTGTAACCGGGATTCCGGCCGCACCTTCGGTAAGACCACCGCGGTTAAAGCCTGCGGGGGCAAACCATAAGTCGGCCTTGGCCTGTGAACTGGCGAGAACGCCCATCATAGCTACAGTGGGCGGTACCCACAAGAGAAT